TCTGTGCCAGCGCACTGGCCAGCGCTTTGCATACACCGGCACCACGCTTGCCGTCCTGCACTTTGTCCAAATGCTCCAGCAGCTTATTGATGCCGTTGAGCACCGCCCAAATCTCCACCTTAAGCTCCAGCGCCTCTTTCTGAGCACCTGCATCATTTTCACTTTCTGCCAGCTTACTACGAAGCTCTTCCAGCTCCTGCGCAACAGCATCCGGTATCTTTTCCACAATCTCTGTCTTTGTAGCCACGGTCACCGGCTGTTTGAGCTGTTCTTCCAGCTCCTTGATGCGCTCTTCTAAGATAGCTGTTTCCTGCTCTCTGTTATAAAGGCTTTTGCGCAGCTCCTCGGCTTCTGCCACCAGAACATCACGCTGGCTGCTCATTGCTTCGACAATCTTCTTGCTTTCGGCGGCACCAGCCAGCTGCATGCTGAGCTCTTCGGCCTGCCTGCTGACCTTGGCCAGCTTCTCTTCAGTCTTTCTGGTCAGCTTATGGTCAGCTTCAGCTTTGGCTTCAGCAGCTTCTTTGGCCATCTTCAGCTTTTTGATTTCCGCCTGCAGCTCACGTGTGCTGATATCCTCAACATGCGCTTCCTTGATAAAATCCTCACGCTGTTCTGCCGGCACGCCTAAGAGTAAAACAGCCTGCGTATACGTCAGCTTTTCTACCACATCGCTTTTGGCAGCACTGCCAAACAATACCCCCTGATCAGCGCCGTACTCATCATATACACGCATAAGGTTGTTGGCTGTGCTTTGGCTAAAATCCACCGCCTCAGTAAGCCATTTGCCGAATTGGCCAGGCTCCAGCATCTCTTTAACTTCTTTCAGCTTCTTGCCGATAAGGATGCTGTTGCTCAGAACCAGCTTGCGTGTCTGGTCTTTAATAAGGTTAATTTCCGCCGCCACCATCTCCGGTGTGCGCGTTACCTGCAGGTCATTCATGCTGCTTTCGCTCCCTTCTTCTTCCCTAGCTCTGCTAAATATTTTTTATAGCTCTCAACAAAGGCTTCCACCT